TTTGGTGTTCCAGTTAATCCAGCAGCATTACCAGTACAAGAACCAGATGAACCCGATGCATTACCAGTAACATTACCTGTCAATCCACCAACGAACCCACCATTAGCAGTTACTATTCCTGCAGCAGCAATATTACCATTAGTGAATACAGTAGCACCCGTGCTGACAGATAATGCAGCACCGTCATATGTTAAGGTTGATTCTCCCTCTAAAGTATTAGCAGTACCTGAACCCGTTATTAATCTATTATTTGCATTATTGTTTATAGTTGTGCTGGTTACATTAGATAGACTAGAACCATCACCATAGTACTTGGTTGCTGTAACAATACCACATGTTACATTACCATTAGAGTAGATACTTGCAGCAGTTCCAACATAGAGACCACCAATTGCAGTAACAACACCAGATACACTTAAGGTTGTAGAAACTACATTGTCAGTATTAGCAACACCTGTTAATCCACTACCATCTCCAATGAAATTCGTTGCTGTAAGAATACCACAACTTATATTACCATTGGCATATATGGTTGCAGAAGTACCTACATGAACTCCACCTGCTGCAGTAACAATACCAGTATAATTTGCCTCTCCACTTGGGTTTACAACGGTACTAGTTGATTCTGATGTTGTGTTATATACTTCAATCGTACCTGCTGCAGCATCTAAAGTAATTCCAGCACCGACTTTTACTTTATTATTTGCTGCGTCTAGAGTGATACTTCCAGTACCAATAGTTAATATACCTGTTATACGACCATGACCTTCAACAATTAATGCTGTATTGGCAGAACCTGCTCTTACATGAATACCTGCTAAACAAGATGTTAATCCAACAAATGTAGATACACCAGCAGTTACATGTAAACCTTCATTACCCGTCTGCTGTATACCCTTGGTTGCAGTAACAATACCAGTAGAATAGATATCAGTTACAACATCATAATTAAGCTGAGCAGCAGTAACAATACCACTGAAATAACCATTCGTTGCAGTAATAACACCGACACTCATTCCAATGCCAGATACATTACCCTTCTCTAATACTTCATCTAATGTGGTAGAACCTGATAGTGCAGTACTTGCAATACCAACCCATCCATCTCCATTATAAATTAATAACTTATTAGTTCCTGAACTTTCATCAAAGGATACATCATCAAGGTCTTTAATGAACCCTGCACCACCGCCACCGATGGTATATAATTGCTGCTGGATTCTATTAACAAATAACTTATAGTGCTTTGCTAAGTCTTCATGAGTAGCAAAGTTTTGATCGGTTGGTGTAAGAGGGTCGGGAGTAACCTCACTAGGATCAGGTTGAATAGGACGATTATTTACTTCTTCTTTTAAAACTTCTTGCTTACCTTTAATTTCTTCAACAAGAATCTTAAGAGAATCTAAACCTAAATTAAACTCTTCCCTAACTTTCTTAATATCTTCATCATAATATTTTACTTTTGGAAGATTTTCAATCTCTTCCGTTAAAGCAGTGAAGTATCCATCAAAGATATCCTTTGCTTCTGTATTCTTTCTATTAAATTCCTTAACTTCTTCTTCAACTCTTTGCTTTAATACATTTAATTTACCAAGTATATCCTTCTTTAATAATCTATCATCATTCTTAAAAGAATGTCTTGTATCATTTATTCTTAAAGCAGATTCTCTTAATTCCTTGTATATGTTATCCTTTGTTTCTTTAAGATCAGAAATTACTTTATCAGTAACGACTTTCTGCTCAAAGTCTTTCTTATCAAGGTCTTCTGTTAAGTGAAAAAGATCATCACTAAACTTATCTTTAAGGTCATTGATGTGATCATTAACCTTACTAAAATCATCGTCAATTACACCAAAGGTCTTACCAATCCAAGAGAAATCTGGTACTTGATTAACCTCATTAACCCACTTTGGAAATTCGGGTATAGATTGTTTTACTGCAAGAATGTCTTCTTTAAGAGATTCTAAATCTGTCTCATAATACTTGGGTTCAGGAAGGTTTACAATATCTTCCCTAATGACCTTAATTTTCTCCTCAAGGTCACTTACTTGTTCGTCATAATATTTTATCTCTGGTATATCAGCAGCATTCTGATCTATTTGTTCTCTTAAGGAAGCAATCTCATCATCATAATACTTTATCTCAGGTATTTCTGGAGGTTCTGGAATAGCCTGCAATTCTGCTGACAGGTATCCAATCTGCTCTGTTATTTTTTCTAACTCTTCGTCGTAATATTTAATCTCTGGTATATCAGGTATATCTTTTCTTACGTCATTTATCAGACGTACTATCTCAGTTAAATCTTGTTGTGTTTCTTCTTCTACAGAACACGGTGTTCCAGGTGCTTCTTCTACAACTTCCTCTTCTTCAGTTGCCTTTTCAAGAAACTCATCAATTGAAGGTAATTCTTTCTCTTCTATTATAAATTGATCGACTGATGGTAATTCACTCTCTGGTAAATTATCTATCGACGGTAACTTGTCCGACATTTTATGGATACTGAAAGTACTTCGGGATTCCTCTCCCAAAGTTATTTAGAATCTTTAGGTAGTCCGTTTTTTAATAGTTTCTGTAACTCTGCAGTTGAACCAACAAACAGAGCATTATTAACAGTGTTGGGCCCTTTCTGTTGCTTCTCTTCCTCTACGTCCTTAAGTTTCTTCTGAAGATCCATTAACTTATCAGTTGCATCAGAGACACTCTTAATTAACTGTCCTGCAACCTCATATGCTCTAGGCATTTGACTATCTTCAGCAAGTTCAAGAATACCATTAATTGCTTCCTGACCCTTCTCTATAATACTGTATAAATTGCCACGAGTATATTCATAGTCCTTATCAATATCAGATTTGGTAAGTCTATCAGGTTTTTGCTCTGGAGTTATACCAACCGTTTCTGATGGAACAATGGTTGATTCAATATCAAAGGTGTCATCTAAATTGGTGCTCATGTGTATTCACCACTAAATCCAAAGTCATCACCCATCTCTACTAATGCATCATCAGCATCAGTAATTGCTAAGATCTGTGCTCCATTCAAGTGTGAAGCAGCAGTTCTACCATCCTTACCTCTCTCAACGGTAACTTTATTACCACTGATTGACTTAACATACAATTCCTCATCATCAATATCAATGTATGTAGATTTAGTAAGGGCAGAACCATCAACAACATTAATCGTTGTTGCTACCTCATCTATATCCTCTGAAAGGTTGGTAAGAACATCACCAGTATAATCCTTAGTTGCTCTTGGAGTAACAGAGTATGTAACATCTCTTTCGACAGACTTGGAACCACCAGCAAGATACCTGACACTTGCCTTTCTGATGATATCCTTGGTAGCAGTAGTAACAGGACCAAATAGGTATGTCTTAGCACTAAATCTTAATGTGTAAAGAAGAACTCTACGAGTACTAAAGTTCCCTTCATATTGATCGTCCATTGTAACATTCTCTAGGACGATTGGAATATCTCTTTTTTCTTTAATTGTTGATACTAACTGTACTGTTAGGTTATATGATGGTTGAAAATATGGAAGTATCTGTTCTACTATCTGTAATGCATCATCATTGAGTTTCGTCATTACACTCATCTCAAATTGCATAGTATATGGAACAGGCATATATGCCTTCTTAGTAACCGTTCCATCATTAGGATCCTTAACAGTAATCTGTTGAGTTGTAGTTACTTTCCTAGATGAATCATATGTAAGACCAGTAAACTCAAAGGACATTCTTGGTAATGTCAGTGATGTTCTCTTATTGAGATCTGGAGATTCTTCTAATCTTGCTAAAAACTTTTGTGTAGGTCCATATGCCAAAGGAACTTTCACAGTAGAATTTTCTTGCTTAATGGTAATATCATTGAAGAGAGTACCAAAAGCAATAATAGTCTTTCTAAAGATTTCGTTATAAAAATATTCAAACATAGTTATAGACCTGTCGTATTATTTAGGGAGTACCAAATGGATTGCCTTCAGAGAAGTCGAGAATATCATCTGCTTCTGTCTCAAAGACATCATTGTCACCAAATCCATCATCATAGTTAGTTAGGTCAATTAACCTAATAACACGAGATGCACCTGATGTAGAACCTGTAAGAGTTTCTTCTTTAGCGAATGTCCCATCTACATTAGATATTTCAATTTCACTTGTAGTTGAATTCCAAGTTCTTACTCTTGCAGTAGCACCACTTGTTCCTCCAGTTACAATTTCATTGAATACGAACGTTCCAGAACTTGTTCCTGTTGGAGCAGCAATACTGATTGTAGGTGGTGTAGTGTAACCAGCACCAGCATTAGTTATATGAACCGCAGATATAGTACCTGCACTACTTACGACTGCTGTAGCAGCAGCAGAGACCGTTGAGAGACCGCTAAAGGTAATAGTTGGTGATGTAGTATAACCAGAACCACCTCCAGTAACAGTAACGATACCAATAGTACCATTCGCCATTACTGATGTAGCAGCAGCACCTGTTCCTCCACCATCTGAATTATTGGTAAAGAAATTAATTGCAGGACCGCTAGTATATCCAGAACCTGGATTGACTAGGTAAGCATTCTGTACGACACTCTTATTACTATTAGGTGCAGCAGCACCAGCACATACAACAATTCCTCCAAGGAGATATGCAGTACCTACACCAGTTACTCCACCTGCAGGAGCAGAGGAAATTGCAACTCTTGGAGGTTGAGTGTAACTATGACCTCTATTGGTTATATCAATGAATTGAATACCACCATGTACCTGTGTAGTAACAGCAGTTGCTTGCTCTGCGTCTCCAACAAGAGTAAGTTTCTGAGTAGTTCCAATTACATAATCTTCACCATCTACACCTTCTGTTGCTTCTAAAGTATCATCTATTTCATCAACACCAGTATCGATAACCTCGTCTTCGTAACGGAATAATTCACAACGCAATTCATAAACATAAGTATTCTTAAGCATATAGAATGGTTTCTCATGCTCCACATACTTGATTTCAAATAGACGATCTCCAAATGGGAAGTAGATTAAATCCCCTTCTTTTGGTCTAGATGATAATTTTATATTAGACTCATTCTTCATCAGAGGAGAAATATAAGTCTCAAATCTTTCCTTTGAAATAATTAAAGTAACTTCATTAGTTGATTCAATACCAAACTTTGTTAATAATGTTGGATTATCTCCATACCCCTCAAAGTTATCAATATATGCTTCTATAGGATATGCATCCTCAAATGAAGATGCACTTACTTCTCTTAATACTGAATCGGAAGACACATACTTCCGAGGCATAAAATGCACATCAACACCATAAATTTTCAACTGCTCATTAATAAGCGATTGAACCAAATTTTGTTCGCTCTTGGAACCTTGCTGAAAATATGGATTAAGTACCATAATCTTAACCTATCATATCTAATGGTGGAAGTTCGTAAGTGTTAGACATTTGTTCTCTGATGACTTCTAATTCCTTTTCTGCGTCATCATAGATTTGCCTACCATTTAACTCAACCCCACCAGGTAATTTAACTCCTTGGAATTTAAGTAAATTTTGTCCCCACTGTTTTTTAATTTTAGCAGTAGCATATCGTTTTAAGAATGAATCATTCCAGACTCTTGCATAATCATCTGGATGTAATGACCTGTAGCATTCCATTACTATAAAATCATCTGCATTAAGACTTGACCAATCAATATCAAGATATAACCTATCCATTCTCTGGTTAAACCTTATCTGTTTCTGTGTAGTTAATGCAAAGTCAAGATCCTCAAGGAATGTTTTAACCATTGCATATGTTAAAATTTCAGTAGAACCCCAATAGTAAATATCATTCAAGAACATCTGATACTTAACACTGAACATATTATTAGTGACAGTGTTAGCACCATCAAAGTGCATTACTTTTGTTACACCAATAACTGATGGAGGGACTTGAAGATAGTTACTAGTCTCCGTCCAACTAAAGGTAGTAGTACCACCGTCAATAGTTGAAGTTGCTGTTGTAGTAACTATTCCTACATTATCTGTTCTACCGTCTCTTGCTCTTCCTCTTTTAATATCAGTTTCAGTTACCTTATACTTCATAAACATTTGGATGGTTCCATCAAAATGTCTTTCTTGAAAATACTGAATAGAATCATCTAGAATATCATCTATCTGCTCATCGGCAACATTGACCTCCAACACGGGAGCACCCAGTTGTCTCTTACAATAAGTAACTAATTCTTGGCGAGTGGATGGTTGCATTAATACAGTTCCTCTGTTTTAATATTTATAGAGCAGTAGAAATGCCTTGATTAACCATTACATTTCCGCTAACAATTCTATAAACTGTTGCTCCTGAACTAACATTAATATCATATACATATCTTCCTTCATTTAAAGTTCTTGTTTGAGCAGCAGTTAAAGAAGCAATGAATTTACCATCAGAAGCACTTGTAAATCCAACAGTAAATGTTGCATCAGCAGTACTATAGGATGCACCAATAGCAACACTCTTAACCATTGCACCAGTACCAGTCCAAGTATTACCTACACCAGCAGAACCTGTATAGAAATCAAAGTTACCATTAGAAAGATTTTCTACTTCAAAATGCTGTCTAAAGTCTGCACCAGTAGTAACTACTAGATTAGCACCATATGCAACACCAGCGTCTGGGTCAAAAGTAAACTTCTTAGTTGCCATTGACTAATTCCTTTAATAGTGATTTGATTTCATTAATTTCACCTTTCAAATTAGCAAGATCTTCTTCCATATTAGAAGATTTTTCTTTTTCTTTGTTAGCAGCCTCACGACGAGCAATATACTCATCATATTGAGATTTATTAGTATTGACTATACCATTTGTGAATGGATCTCTACCTAAATTCTCATGATTTTTTACTTTTACTAATTCCATAATTATGCGAGGGTTAGGACTCTTAGATTGTTTATTCTAGGAGGATATGCCTGAGTAGTTCCTGCAAGAAGAATCTTAATTCTATAAGCAGTGAATTTTGGTAAGTTATTGGCAGTCCAATTAGCCTCCGTAAAGTCTAACTCAGAAGATTCAAATCCTTTAGGATCATTAGGTGGTATGAAATCATCAGTCCTACCATCACTCTTAGAAGCAAGTATGACTTCACCCCTATCATTAATATTATAGTATCCAGGGAATGGGATAAATTGAGGATTAAATCCTGTGTGATCGGAAATTGCGTAGAATGCTCTAATATCACTATATGGATTAACATGAGCATTAAGTAGAATCTTTATAGAAGTTGCACCATTTGCGAGAACTTGTTCTTTAGAAACATACTGACATGCTGTTGGATCAGTAAATAATCCATTAACTCTAGGATCTGATGCATATTCTATGATTGGTGAATCAATTCTATTAGATGTTAGAATTACATTCATTCTTTGAGTATCAATTATTGGTGATAACCTAGTATCAGAACTTGATAAATTAAGTCTCATATTAAATGATCTATCACCTGCTTGATCACTAATAACACTATTTGTTGTTTCATTAATTCGTGAAGCAATTGCTCTAGGACTATCTAAATAATTTGTTTTATTTAAAGTAACAGTCTCCCATCCTTTGCTTGCAAATGGAACATGATCATCCTCTCCAGAACCATCAGCAAGGTTTGAATTGGTTACTGTTCTCATTTGAGCATTAACTGTTGTTCCAGGAACAGTTATATTATGTACTTGTGGAGATATGATTTCAAATGGCATATTCTGAGTTGCCTTAGCATTAAATCCACCAGAAGATTTTGTATCATTTACATATAATATTGGGAAACTTTCACTAGTAGTTCTAGCAACTCCAGTTGCAGAAGTCATATCCAACTTAATAGCATAACTATCAAATGATATTGGAGGAACACCAGCAGCATTAATTACACTATCATTAACATGAGTTAAATCATGAGTGGCATTAAATCTTCTTAAAGATACTCCACCTAATTCATATTTGGAAACAAATGCACCTTCTAAATGGTTTATTGCAACAGTGTCATCTACCTGTCTAGTAATACCTGTTAATGTATTGCCAGAAGTACCAGTGTATTTGATAATCTCACGTCCAATTTTTATATAACCTGGATTGGATACAGCAACACCAACATTCTCAAATGTACCAAAATTACTACTACTATCGATAGATATTGCTGCAGTAGAATCTGAATTATATGGAGAACTTAGTTTTGTTGGTGGAACATCACTCGTTATATCAGAAAGAGTTACTTTATTTGTTTCATGATACATACCATGATTCTTATGATCGACAATAACGTGAAGACCATCGTGATAACCAGTATCTTCCTCTTCAACTATTTGAATATTAGTAGGTAAGACATTACCACCAAATCCATTCATTGTTGTACCAATACCAACACTAGGAGTAAACATCATAGTTTTACCAACCCCAGTGGCGAAATCACCTTGTACATTATCTAATATTAATTCATTTGTACTAGCAATAGAAACAATCGATAATAAGGCATTTATTCCCCTATTAGTATTAATTCCAACAACATCTCCAACCTGATAACCATAACCAGAAGTTGATACAGCTGCTCCAGTTATATTACCATTCTGAATAGTAACAACAGCAGTAGCATCCTTACCGTTTCCAGTTATAGTTGTGAGAGCAACACCACAAACAGTTGAAACACCACTAGCAGGAGTATATCCAAATCCAGCATTTACAACTGCCATAGCACCTGTGGCTACACCAGCATTAGCAATGTAATTACCAGTTGCTTCAGTTCCATCTTGATAAATCGTATTTCCAAACTCAAGGAAATTATTGGAACCTAATGTTGTACCTAAACCAACTCTAACTTTTCTTGAAGTTAAGTTAATTGAGTTTGGTTGCAATGTAGGAACCTGTTTATTTCCTTCAGAAAGAATAGGGTTATAAAGTTCTACTGTACCTTCCCTTTCAAACTCTGCTCTGTATAGAGTAAACTTAAGATCTTCCCACTGAGAAGCATCCCAAGTAGAAGCGTTCTGAGATTTAAATAGTGATCCCAAATATGGTTGCTGTGAAATATATTCGTCAGTTAATAGATCAGTCTCTCCAATTCTAGAAATAAAGACTCTATACTTAGTAGACCAAGATGCGAGAGTTATTGCATAATCTTGACCTGGTTCCATATAGATTGGTGCTTTGAAATTAACCCTAGTAGGAACAGATCCATCTGCAGAAAGACTAATATCATCTGGTTTAATGATAACTTCAGAGAATGGTAAAATCTTTTGTGTTGGTACTCCACCCTTCATAGTACGTAACTGGAAGGTCATAGGAATATCCATATCATCCTTAGTCTTAAAGTAGACATCACAACTAGTAAGGAATACACCAGTTTCATCAAGGACTTGATATGATTGAGCAAGTGGATCATACCACTCTCTAACTGCTGCATCACTGGTTGTTTCACTGATGACTCTTGCACTAACTAATTGTTCTCCACCTCCTGCTTGTCTCCTTTCATCCTTTTCTTCTTTTTCAGTTTTTATTTCAACTCTTGCATTTCTAACAGAAATAATTTGTTCCTGTACAGTTTCAAGAGTTCCACTAGCAGTATATTTTTCCTCACCAAGTGATTCTGTATCATCTTGATCATTATCAATATTATCAATTAAAGTAAATGTCTTTGTACCTGTTTCAAATCTTGGATTAGTTGCTTGATTTGGGTCTGGAATAAAGTAACTTCCAATTAGATCAGCACTTAAATCAGACTGTAATCTCTTAGTGGTAAGTGTAGCCTCAGCACCTGAAGTTTGTCCTTTAAAAACCATTCCAGTTTCAACCCATCCAAAGAAGTCTCCTTGTGCTTGTTGTGATAATGATAAGGTATCAACATTCAATATTGAAGATGTTGATGAATAACTTGCTGGAATCTCATTACGAGTAGCAGCACCTGCTTGTCCTCCCTGAACTTGTACAACTCCAGGAGTTCCTAAGAATGTCTCAATAGAACTTGCTGCTGTTTGTGAAGTATATGGATTACTTGTGAAAATAGCAGTTGGTGCATTATATGGACCTTCTTTATGGTTTGATTGTGCAACTCTAAATCTAATCTCAGTTGCTGATGATGTTTTAGTTCCTATAACAGTTTCTCCCACCTGGAATGTACCAGATGTCATTGAGATCTCCATTAGTTTTGGAGTACAGAACTTCTCAACATTAACTCCATCAAAGAATGGATAGAATCTAGTTAAAGGTTTGCATTTTGCTGCTCTAAACTCAATGTTTCTAGAACGCATAATCGGAATAACTTCCCGATTTAAAACCTTATCTCCTTGTGACTCATTATCCCATTGTTCGGTAATAACCTTACGTGTTCCAGTTCTAGAAGATGTTCCAGTATCAAAGGTTGTTCTAAATGTTTCTTGAACTGTTCTATTAGTAGTCCTCTCCAAATAAACACGTTGAAGAGATCTTCCACCTGGCCCTTGTCTTTGCTGGATACCATTAGCAACTGCTGCTCTAGTAAATCTCTCTCTTGCAGCAGTATTACTACCCCATAAATTTATTGGACCCCAATGGTGTATTGGATGTGCTCTACCATTCCATCTTCTCCAACCAGTTCTATTGCCTCTATTAATTTCATCAACTCTTCCAAGGAATTGATTTCTATTTGCTAAGAACCATTCACCACCTCTATTACCAATTTGACGATTAGCATGATTTACCATATCCATTTTTCTGGTAGATCTTTCTGTTCTGTTTCTAGTAAATGTACTAACCTCTTGACCAGTCCAAACAGTTTCCCAAGAACCCCACATAACTGGAGCCATACCACTTTGAGGATCCACGTCAGGATTCTCTGACATTACTTGAGCATAGTTACCTTCAGTTTGAATAATTTTAGCTTCAACTCTTGCAGTATCAACCCAAGTATCAGATGAAGGACTTAATTCTAAAGATGCTTGCCAAAAACTTACTAAGAATGGAGTAATACTTTCTGCTCTAGTAGCAAAACTCTGCTTTAACCATTCAACTTCAGTGTAATCTAAAGTAATAACATCACCAGATCTCTTAATATTAGTTCCTTCTGGTTGTAGGAATGATCTATCTTCAGATGCATCAATACCCTCAACTGGACCTAATTCCAAATCAAGAGAGTTAGTATAATGTTTCGGTCTTAATTCTTTTTGCTGTATATCAATACTGTTTTTAATATCAATACCAGTTTCTTGAGGTAAGAAAGTTGTAAAGTTATCAACAAAGAATCCAGATTTAAACTTATTCAATCCGTTCTTATCAGGAACGAACATATTTGCAGTATCTGTTTCAAGAAGAGATAGGTTAGTATAATATTCTAAATTTTTAATTCTGTCCTCAAGTTTCTTAATATCGGACATCCGATATCTCTTATGATTTAAGAAACTTATTGAAGTACCACCACTAACATCAAGCATGTATGGTAGCAATTCTACAGTAGCAATTTCTATTGCATCATCTATTACTACTGGTTCAACTCTATTTTCAGAAGGATCTCCATATTGAATTTGGAATTTACCCTCTTTAGTTAAGAAAATTCTATCAATCCTTCCAAGATAGAATGAATAATGAGTAAGAATTGATTCATCTGATGCTAATATATTGGCAGCAGAATTTCCAGATGCATTAAATGCTCTACCATAAAATTCCAATGGAGATCTTGCACCTTCAGCAACAGTATAATTGGATACTTTAGGTCTAATATCAATTATATCAGTATTTCTAACACCATTATATGCTTGAACATCATCAATATAATGCATATTGTCATAAGAATTCTTGGTAGTGATATCACCTTTATCAGAATCCTCATAATACCCATTAGAGAAATATACTTTTAAACTCTTTGTTGGTGATCTTGCTTCCTTTTTCTTCTTGATAGATCCATAATCATAGAATGTTCCTCTCTGACCGTTATCAAAAGTAAAGTTTGATGATACGTTAGGACTTCCTTCTACTAATGTAGCAGCAACTCCTTGAACTTCTGATTCCTCAAATATAACTGTCTCACCTGAACTGAATTCTAATCCATTTAAAACAACATATGAAATCTGAGTATCACTTACTTTCTCAGCATAAACTGCAATTGCACCAGATGTTTGTCCTGTAAATTTCTCACCTACAGTTAAATCTGAAGTTTTTCCTGCTGGCCCAGATAATGATGATAAAGTAACTTTTGGAGCAGATGGTTCTGATGTATCAGAAGATTCAAAGACACCATGAATTTCTATAATATCTGCACAATTTAGAGATATTTCATCGTCTTGGACTCTAGTACCATATGGGAAATTACCATAACTTAATCCATCATTTAAAGTTGTTGATCCAGTACCAGAACCAACTTTAATTGATTTATTAACAACTATGGTATTTACTTTATTTTTTCTCTTTATCTTTGCTGTTGGACTAGATTTGTATAATGTTGCAATTAAAGTTGCATCTTCATTATTGGTTAAATCAGTTCCTATATTACTAATATTAAGAGTTGTATTTCCAGATCCAAATGTAAATTTATCATCTGTTAATATTTCATATGTACCATCTGCCCTGAATAAAGTATATCTATCGTTACGGAATGGTTGGAAAGTAGCATTTGCAGGAGCATTAACTGTAGCAGTTAATTCATCTTGAGCAGCACTAATAGCAACATCAAAACGTTTTCTAATTATTAATGAAGCATCTGTTAAATCAACATTAGAAATTAACTGTTTTGGCATTTCAGTGAATAAAGTATTTCCCTGATCACCACCAAGTAAAGTAGTCTGTAAAGTTAAATCAGATACAGTAACAGTAGAAACCCCAACTTGAGGTAAGAAACCTTCAATAACACCAGGAACAGTAGTAACACCAGTTACATTAACATAATTTGTACTAACACCAGTAACTCGTGAATATGTAACTGTATTTCCTGCACCAAGAGTTGAATTTATTGCAGGACCACTGAAACTAAGAATATCATTAACTTTTATATTATTAGGGAATAAATCATTAGAAGAAGTTATAGTACTAACTCCTGATGCAGTATCTCTTGGACCAACTTTAGCTTCTCCAAGAACAAATAATGGTTCTTGAACTGTATCTGCATTAAATGTTCTAGCAAAACCAACATTACCTAAATCAGGACCACCATAAACAGACTTAGCATCTTGTATTCCATAAGATGTTATTGCAGTTGCAACACGAGAATCTTCTACACCATTAAAAATAAATGGTTCATTATCTACAAATTCACCTTCCTTTTGATATACAACTAATGAAGTGGAATTACTAACAGCAGCATTTAAGAATGCAGTAGCTCCACTATATTTTCCCTTTACAAATGTTGGTATTGTAAGTGTAGTGGGTTCATTTAAAGTTAACTTAGTGAATGTCTGAACATCATAAAGAGTAAGATCCCATTGATTCGCATTTTTTACTAAAGTATTAAATGATCCACCTGATAATGAATTATCATAAACTCTAGCAACACCTATTTCCTCACCATCTGCTGTACGTCTATTAGTACTAATTCTTTGATCTCTTAAACTAACAATATAAGTATTACCTATTCCAATTTCAGGTAAACCATATGCACCATTAACTTTTATTTGACGACCAGTACTATATTCTATTGCCTGATGTTCTAAAAGTTTTGATGTTCTTGGTTTTGGACAATCTAAGTATGTTGTACTTTCTGTCTCTACTTCATATCCCTTTACAAATGCTTTTCCTGGAGAAATTGCATATTGAGCAAGATCCTCAGATGCTAAAGTTCCCTGATATGTAAATTGACCTTTTTGAAATACGCCATTATTTCCTAATCCACTATTTAAAGATTCCTTTGTTGTTACATTAAATGATCTAATAGTATAATCACCAGATTCTTCATATGTTCTACGGGCAAGTTCATCCCCAATCATACTATATTGAGTATTCTTATTAGAAGATCTTAATGCACCATCTCTAATCTCTGCTAACTCTACAAAATTAGCATCATTAAAATCATCTATTGGTTTTGAAAATAGATTACAAGTAATTTTAAGTCTATCTGCTCCTGGAGCAGCATAATTATTAAATCCTTTTGAGTTATCTGTTAGAGTTTCATCTTCGTCAGAGTTAATAATCTCCTCATTAACTTGCAATCCTACTCTACAATTTGGACTATTTCCATATTGACTTAGAACAATAGTTTCATCTTCTACATTTACAAATGTTCCTCTTACAAAATAAACACCATTTGATATAGAAAAAGCAGATGCTGTAGATGCTGCATTTGTTGTAATTGCAGATGCAAAAGATTCACCTGCAGGTATAAATGGGTTATTTTGTGGACCAGTAACAATATCAGTATCAGCAGTTAAAAGTTCTCCATCTTGGAATTCTTTTACTTCATTACCTTCTATAACACCAGTTGAAATATATGAAATATAAAGAGTTAAATGACCTCTCTCTGAATCAGAAGATTTTAGTATCTTACCAATTATTGCAGTTACACCAGAAGTTAATCCAACAATCTTTCTTTCTACTAATTGCTCAATATAATAATCTACTGGAAATCCTAAATGAGTATTGTTTATCTCTATAGCATGATAATTCCTAGTATATGCAGTATTACCTGGAATTACTTTTGCACCTTCTTTGAAAAAATGTTGTCCGAACTTATCAATCTGATTCTGCAAAATTGACTGCAAACCAGTCAATTCTCTTGCCTGAACAGGATATCCTGGTTTAAAGAGAACTCTATGATAATTGTCATCCGCATTAAAATCGTCGAAATACGGAGAGACGTTTAAATTGGTTTGCTGAGCCATAGTTAGTTAGAACTGCAATATAACTTTAATGTCTTCTTTTTGATTAGAAGATCGCTTAATAGCTGGTCGATTATCAAGGTAAATAATATTTCCAGAATACTTTTTAACTTCTGGATTAGACAATCCTTTGGTGAATGACTGTCCAAGATAGTATGTTTTATTATTTATTGAGGTTGAGAGACCGCTAAAGGATGTAGCAATTTGCAATCCAGAAGTAGTACCAACAATCGCAAGAGATCCTCCACTAGCAATGTCTGGAGTAAATCTTTGTATAGTATAACCATATTGTGGATCAGTAACCGCAACTCCAGTTTGTGTTGCTGTAGTAGTGGTAAATCCAGCCATAGTTCTGTCCTGCCAATACTTCAGAACCCCAGTAGTTTGATCATAATTAATAACTTTACCTATTGCGGTAACACCAGTTCCTGTTGTCTGAGTTATAAGAGAATCTGCTGTAAATGTAGCAGAACTATAACCAGTACCAACTAAACGCATAGCATAAGATGAACTTGCTTTGTCGAGAGTAAGTATTGAGGAAGAATCATATGCTTTTGGATTCTCAATAATACCTATTCTTGCAATTTCATTCCCAGTTATAAAGTCTGGGTTTTCAGCATCATTTTCAATTCTTGCATACATTAATGTATTAGTAGCACCCAATTCACGATAAATGTCTTTACCATGACCACCTTGAGGTGAAATAATTACATTAAGTTCTGGCCAAGTATCTGGTGTTGGAACTGAACCAGCAGTTAAATCAACATTACCATAGGTATAACCAGATCCTTCATTAGAAAGAGTTACACTCTCTATCGCTTGGTCTGAGTTAATTACAACAGTACACTCTGCACCACTACCATCACCTTTAATTGGAACTCTAGTATAAGTCCTATTTGCAGTTCCAATACCTGTTCCTCTATCTTTAATTACTACTACTTTAATAGAACCATCTATTGCATTATCTCTAACACCAGCATTATCAGTATTAGTTTCCCAATCAGCAGGAACTGGCATATAATCAGTTGAATCAAATTTGATTAAGTCTGCAGGTTTAATTGTATAAAGGTATTTCCAAATATATCCATCACCACTAGTTCCAGCAGCTCTTGGTTCTAAATCAGTAAATGTTGGTTCGTCCAAAGAAGGTTTTCCATCTGGAGTCTCTGGAGTTGTACCATTCTGTAGACAAATATAAACTCTATAATCACTATTCAATATGTAATAATTTGCTGAATATAATGAAACACCGTTTGAATTCTTAGGAACATTAGAAATGCTATAATCTGGTCTATAATAATCAAATGTTGCTCCAGAAGACCAAGTAACTTTTCTTACAACTTGCTTTACATCACTAGATGTAATTTTTTTCATACCAATAATAGTATCCCAACAGGCATTGTGCCTATCCAAATTATCAGTAGGACTTGGTGGACTATCATTCCAATCATCCTTAATGGATGTAGGATTAGGAAGACCCACAAAAGCGTAGTAAGAATTGACCGAACTAGAAACTCCTGAAACAAAGTTCTTGGCGTTTAATATTCTAATTTGATCAGTTATGATAGCAGCCATTGTTTACACAGAGTTTTTACTTATTTATTAAAGACACCACGAGGATATAGTTGACCTGTAGTAGGTCTTCTACCAGTTAACCAGCCAGGTACAGTCTCTTGATATTGAGACTCTGTAGATACACCGATAGATCCATCAGAACTTAATACTAAATTACCTGGAACACCTGCAGTATGAGCATTAAGACTAATATCACCTCTACGAACACTTGGATTCCAAGGTGTAGTTGCCGTGTTTATTCCTACATTTGCTGTTGAGGCAGTGCCTGTAATAGCAGTAGTTTTTGTCCCAGATAACGCAGAGGTGTAACTATAATTTGCCATTAGGTAGTCCTTGCACAGAATGCGACTCCACGAGTCCTGTTAGTTTGATTATAAGAAGCAGTAATAACAGTATATACTTCACTACCACTAACGGTAACTGTATCCCACATTTGAATCAATGCATCTGGTGAAGCATAGTCAAACTGAATTAATGCAAAGTCGTCTGGTATGTAATAAGGACATGGTATAAGTTTAGTATTAAGAGGTATTCCCTTAATAACTGCACCATAGTTTGCATTATCATCTACCTTATCAGCATATTCACTGTTAAAGTATGCACCACCACGACCTCTATTCATAAGGTTAGCAGCATTTGAGTTGTTTCTATAATAGATTCCAATCTCACTTGCATCACCCACTTCATTTGCAGGAACTGCTTTATATACAGAATCCTTATAAGGAACAGTGTCATTATTTGAATCAGTAGGATAGTAACCGTATTCAGCAACCCTTCTATTAGGATAAAGGTTAGAAGATCCTGGAAGATAAACATCTCCAACACCCCATGTTCTGAATGTTAGTTCAGGTTCAGAAGTTGCTCCTGGTATAATATCAGTACGACCTCCAAGATAGACATAATCCAAATCCCAAATACTATTAGTGAAATTATGAAGGATATATGTATGATATTGCTTATCAGTAATATAGTTTGCTGACTTATCTGGATGTCGATATGCCATCACAGCAAAATTCGTATCAATAGCAGATCTAAAGATATTTAAATCTAATTGATAACTATTGGAACTAGCAACTGATTCTCCACCATAAGCACAACTATAGTAATCATCATTATTTCCTTGTACTGCACCATCATACTGTGCGTTTGTAACAACTGGTTGATGTCCCAAATCTAAGTATTGATTTCCTGCAAATCTGTTACCATATCCACCCATTCTATCTTGTGTAGTAGTATAAGAATCTGCATCATTTGGATAGAAAGAACTTCCTACCTTATAGATCATCTTCGTATCACTATACATCTGGAACCCATAGAATGTAGTTCCATACTCCTTACTTGTATCAATACCAATTCTTGCTACTGCCCACGGATAAGTATCACTATCTCCTATTCCTTTCTTAAAGAATGCTCCTGTTGAACCGAATCCTACAGCATCGCCACTACTATCTGTTGCAATTCCAACAGTTATAGACATATTAGAAGCACCATTAGCGGTTCCACCTATCTCTGATGCAGGAATAGTTAGTACTTCTCCAGCAGTATATCCCATACCTGGTCTATTAACTAATACATATCCTGGAATTGTACCATCACTTGCCCTATCAATATAGAATGATGCACCTGTTCCAATACCTGTAGTTGATAATTGTCTAACATCATAATAAGAAGTTGAAGCACTTCCTACATCACCACCGCCTGAATATGTCGTAATACCTGTTACAATACCACTAGCGGTTGCTTGGTGCCATTGTAGATAGGCAAATCCCTGTTCTAACTGCTGGATAACA